ATTTAATTATATGGGTGGTAAATTATTGGCATTATTATGTCTATCTGATACAGTACAAAATGATTGGAAGGTTCGTTATGGAGATACACTGGTTGGCGTCACTACAACCTCTTTATATGGTAATACCAAGTCTAATGGTCTATCTCAATATGATGGCCTGGAACATTGGAACAAAATGGGATTCTCTAGTGGCTCGGTTGCTTTCGAACCCACTAGGAAGACTATGAAGATGATCTTTGATTGGATCAAAGAAAATCACACTCGTAAATATTTCGAATGGTGGGAAGCCAAGAATCAAAACGGTTTGCCACTTAAACGTGACCATAAGAATCGATCACTAAATTTTGCATATTCTAAATTAGGAATACCAAAAGAATTGATTCGCACTGAGCATCAGAGAGGTATCTATTTTTCACCTCTCTACAATAACACCAATGAATTTCTTAGGAAAGAAATTGGTGATAAAGAACTGGTCAAATCATTTGATACCAGTACCGAAACTTTGGCAAACATTTGGAAAACCAAATATGCCAAAGGACGTATATCAATGTTGAAAAAGAAAAACAATGTATCTTATGAATCATTGTTCTATGATGACTTGATATACCTGTCTTGGGAAGAAACCAAGGCAAAATATCTACCACAAGTTGGCAGATAAAAACATATACCACAAAATATGTTGACACACACACTAAGTAATAGTATAATGTGAATTCTTGCACAACGCAAGTACTTTGTTTAACTTTGTCATTAGGAGATTTATCTTGACTAAACTATCCGCAAAAACCCGCATCCTTAATTTCTTGAACAAGAAAGAGGGATACAACACACTTTCGACCGCACAGGCTCGTGCTCGTTTTGGCATCCAAAACGTTGCCGCACGTATTGATGAACTTCGCCAAGAAGGTCATGTAATTTACACCAACACCAAATCCCGTGGTGATGGTAGCAAAGTTGCCGTGTATCGTGTTGGCACACCAACCAAATCTATGGTTCGTGCTGCTATCAAAGCTGGTTACAGCTTCACTGCCTAATTAGGTGAATTGTGGGGAGACCACTTCTAGTGGTACTCCCCTTTTTTTTATTTTTGGAGAGTAAATGGAAATTTCAATTAAAAAAGAAGAACTTCAAAAGAAAAGTATTTTTGTTGCGACACCAATGTATGGCGGCATGAATCATGGACTGTATGCGAAAGCTTGTCTTGATTTACAAGCTGTTTGTATGCAGTATGGTGTGAGCGTGAAATTTTCATATCTTTTCAATGAGTCCCTAATCACTAGAGCAAGAAATTATCTCGTAGATGAATTTCTAAATCGTTCAGATTGTACACACATGTTGTTCATTGACGCTGACATTCATTTTGATCCTAAAGATGTTATTGCACTTCTGGCTTTGGATAAAGATGTTATTGGTGGCCCTTATCCTAAGAAAGCCATTAAATGGTCTTCTGTTAAGAAAGCTATGACTAAAAATCCAGATATGGATGCTGGAAACTTGGACAAAGTTACAGGCGATTATGTATTTAATCCTGTACGTGGTACTGATAAGTTCTCTGTTTCTGAACCACTTGAGGTTATGGAAATCGGAACTGGTTTTATGATGGTTAAACGTGAAGTGTTTCCTAAATTTGCGGAAGCATTCCCACAGTTGCGTTACAAACCAGATCATGTTGGCCAAGCTCACTTTGACGGTTCACGTTATATCCATGCATACTTTGATACAATGATCGACACCGTAGATTCTGCAACAGGTGGTGGTTCCGACCGTTACCTATCAGAAGATTATATGTTCTGTCAGTTATGGCGCAAGACAGGTGGTTCGATTTGGTTGTGCCCTTGGATGCGTTTGGATCACATTGGAACATATCACTTCAAGGGAGATATGCCTGCCGTAGCAAACTTTGTTGGAGAAATGTGATGATTGTCGGCCTCGTAGGTTTCATTGGTTCGGGTAAAGGTACCGCTGGTGATATTTTAAAAGATGTTGGTTTTAAACAACTTAGTTTTGCCGGTGGTGTCAAAGACATTGCGGCAGTTATGTTTGATTGGCCAAGAGAGTACCTAGAGGGCGACACAAGCACATCCAGAGAGTGGCGGGAACAACCAGATAAATTCTGGTCTAAAAAATTTGGCAAGGATTTTACACCACGATTAGCCCTACAGTTACTTGGTACTGAGGTTGGCCGTGGTATTTTTCATGAAAATTTTTGGGTCGATAGGTTAGAAAGACTTATTGATAGAGAGAAAAATTATGTCATTACCGATGTACGATTTCAAAATGAAATTGATTTTGTGCATAAGAACGGTGGTGTTATGGTTGAAGTCCAGCGTGGTATTACACCACACTGGTATGAAATTGCATCACAAGCAAATAGGGGTTCACATAAAGCCGAAAGTTTTATGTATGAAAATGGTCCACATGAATCTGAATGGAGATGGATAGGTGGTCATATTGACCACACCATTGACAATGATGGTACTGTGGAAGACTTGAAAAATAATTTAATGAAGTGCTTGACTCGTTCTTACGGATCGAATACAATAAGTGAATTGACTGAAGGAGTATCGTAATGAAATTATCGAATGAGACCTTAACGGTTCTTAAAAACTTTGCCAACATTAATCCTGGCATTGAGTTTAAGACTGGTAAGAAATTGACAACCATTTCTGCAACCAAGACTGTCTTGGCAAAAGCTGGAATTAAAGATGACTTTCCACAAGACTTTTGTATCTATGATTTGAACCAATTTTTGTCGGTTCAATCCTTGTACAAAGACGGTGAAATTGATTTCGATAACGAACATGTTATCTTCAAGGTTGGTCGTAAGAAACTAAACTATCGCAAGACTGCAAAGAGCATGATTGTAACTCCACCAGATAAAGATTTAACTCTTCCTTCTATAGATGTTTCTTTCACACTAAAAGAAGATGAATTGGCTTCTGTTCTTAAAACTGCAAGCATTCTACAATCACCAAATATTGCCATCACATCTGATGGTGAAAAGATTTACATTACAACTTGTGATTCGAAAGACAATTCTGCACATACCGATTCAACAGAAATTGCTGATGGTAATGGCAAAAAGTTTAAAGCATTATTCTTAACTGAAAACTTTAAGATGATCGCCGGTACCTATGAGGTACAAATTTCTTCAAAAGGATTATCCTATTTTAGAAATTCAAAAGAAGATATGCAATACTGGATTGCTATCGAAGCTAAAGAATCTGACCTAACTTTTGGAGAATAATATGATTTGGATCACAGAAGCAGCAAGCGGTAACAAGATTGCCGTTAATCCCACATACATTGTGGCAGTGTTCACCATTTCCGAAGGTGACCAAAAAGGTAAAACAGCAATCAATTTAACCAATGGTAATGTTGTTGTTAATGAATCTGATTATGATGTTGTTGGAATGATAGGTGCAAAATGACTAAGGTGAATACACTATTCGGTTCCTTTGATGATGAAGCATTGAAGAAACTCAAAGGTTATGTGGATGAAGCAGTTCACCACATGCACAAGAACGATTCAAACAGTGCTGCAATCAAAGACATTATTGACATTGCATATGATGAGTTGAAGATTCCTAAAAAGATTCTTAAACGCATGGCAAAGACTCAGCACAAAAATTCATTCCAAACTGAAGTTGCAGAGTCTAAAGAGTTTGAAGCACTATACGAAAGTATGGTTGAGGTGAAGTAATGCAACAGTTGGAGATTCAATTCTTTTATCCATTGACGGATCAAAAGACATTGGATTTGGATTTTACTCCAAGTGAACAATGGAATGCAGAACATAGTAAGAAATCGAATATTACTTATGGTGGCAATTTTTTCATTGGTAATGGTGGTACTGGTCTTACTATATCATCGTCATCACCAATGGCAGGTTCTTTTGTTATAAGACCACCTTCTGTGAAAAATGTTGGTAAGTGGGAAATCACAGATTCTATGTTTGTGTATAGACCCACTAAGCCAAATGCAGTCGTAAGATTTTTTGCCAAGTTACTACTTGGTTTTAAATGGCATGACGAAATTTAATTATATTATGGAGAATTTGAATGTCGCAACACATTTTGTGGGTGGAGAAGTATCGTCCTAAAACCATTGAAGAATGTATTC